CTAGTGGTAGAAATCAACGTAACGCATCTAACAACAGAAATGATCCGCGTGGCAGAGACCAGATACCAGCAAATCATCCTAGAAATATTAATACTGCGACACAGGGCATATATGCTGATGGAGTACGAGGACAAACAACTGCCTCGCCATTACGTAATGCAAGTTATAAAAAACCTAAACCAAATACAGTATATGGTTTAAAAACGCCAGGATCAACAGTTCTTACGATGGATGATGGCAGTGTAGATGATGATGGTTTCGTGCATCCAAATCAAATACGACTACAAACAGGATCGGGCGCAAGTGTTATCTTAGATGGGACAAATGATTTAATCTATTTGATTAATAGTACAGGTTCAGGTTGGATAGAAATTGGTTCTGGTGGCGAAGTAATGATATATGCTCAGGGTTCTATGAGTATGAGAACAGAAAAAGATTTTAACTTACGTGCAGATCAAAATATTAATATAGAGGCTGCTGAAAAAATAAACATTAAATCTGGTGACGATATTCAAGTAAATAGCGGAGACCAGATACATTTAAAAAGTGAAGGCTCTCAGTTCTATGATAGTGCTGGTAGTAATCATACTAAAGTTGGTAGTAATATGTATATTTCAACTGGTGGTCTATTACATTTGAATGGACCACAGGCAGCAATGTCACCGGGAATTAATACAGTATCTCATAATGATATTCAAAATTTAGAATCTACTAAAATAGAAGAAAGCATTTTATCTACTATGGTATCACACGAACCAATGATAAGAAAAAAACCTGCGCCTGCCAACACAAGTTCAAGTTCAGATGAAAGTGATACTGTAAATGGCGGTAATATACCTGCGACTGCTGCAGATCCCAATAGTGTTGCTACAAATGATAGTACCGTAGATCCCGATGAACAAAAAGTAAATGATGAAGCAATACAGGATCAAGTTGGTAATGGAAGTGGAAACGTTACATATGTTGGAGACTTTAGTGGAAGAACACGCAACAAAGTTATTAGAAATGATTTGTTTAGTATACTAGAACAAGCAGCAAGTTCTGCAAGTGTTGATGTAGTTATATTCTCGGGTGGACAGGATCCAAAAGGTCCTGGTGCACGGCGTACAGGCAGTACAAGACATGATAATGGTTTTGCCGCTGATGTTTGGTTGTATAGTGGAGCAGGTAAGTTAAGTTCACGATCAAGTGCTGATATACCAATAATAAAGAAATTTGTTAAAGCGTGTTTTGATTCAGGTGCAAATGCAGTTGGTGTTGGTCCAGGTTATATGAATGATGTTGGGGTACACGTTGATATAGCAACATATAAATCTGATTCTGGCGTATGGGGATCAACACATTCGGTTGGGTCTGCTTCTAGTTGGTTAGTTGCTGCAAGAGATGAAAGTAATTGGAGAGCATAAAATGATTTACGATAAGAGAAAAGGATCGCTTTTAAATTATATTCAATTACCATTACATACTATAACTCCATACGGTACATATCTGGGAACTGGATACGATACTGACGGTAATCCCACGTATATACTATCGTATACACGTGTTACATCATTTGCAGTGAATAAACTTATATTTTCTAATTTAAGTAAGAATACTATTATTAATGATGTTATTCCTACACTGGAAATAAAAAATGGTATTATAGGTTATAATTATCAGATACCTGATGTAGAATTTAGATATGGTTATATTACATCTTCTTCCAAAAGAGTTTCAATTGAAAGCCAAAAAATAACAAAACAATCAGCGCAGATAATTTTAGAAAAACAATTACGTGCTATTGGAAATGTATTAGAACAATTTATTACACAACCGTTAGGTCAACCACAATATGATGCGTTACTTCATTATTTTTATTATGAAGGTGTAGACAAAATACCCAATCATAATATTATTAATTTAATTAATAATGAAAAATGGTTTGATATAACAGATGAAATACAGAGTAACATTAAAAGAAAAAACGGCAAAGTCGATGAACGACTTGCCGCTTTAAGAATTGAGACTGCTAAGATGTGGAGTTATGTTCCCGGCTTTAGTTAAACGGGTCTATGATCTATAACTTGGTCTACCAAACCATATGCTAGTGCTTCTCGTGGATCCATGAAATTATCACGTTCCATTGCTGCAAGCATTTCATCTAGTGTTTTTCCAGCACTATTGTGTTTAACATAAATTTCAGTCAGTGAACGTTTCATCTTCAAAATTTCTTTGACTTGAATTTCCATATCAGTTGCTTGTCCGCCAGCCCCACCACTTGGTTGGTGGATCATATGTCTTGCATTGGGCAGGATATATCTTTTTCCTGCTGCTCCTGCTGTTGCTAACAGTGACCCCATTGAACACGCTTGTCCCATTACAGTCGTACTGACATCTGGCTTAATAAATTGCATAGTATCATATATTGCCATACCAGCGGTTACTGCGCCACCCGGAGAGTTAATATAAAAATGGATATCTTTTTCTGGATTTTCACTTTCTAAAAATAGAAATTGTGCACATAGTAAGTCTGCTTGATAATCATTGACTTCTCCTGTTAAGAACAGTACACGTTCTTTAAGAAGCCGAGAGAAGATATCATAACTTCGTTCACCATTAGCAGATTGGTCTACAACCATTGGTACTAGAGTTGGCATTAATTATTCCTTATTTGTTTTTGTAGATTCAAGTTTTCGTATTTCTTCTTTCAGTTCGGTAATTCGGTCATATGCAGCATACAAATTTTTCTGAAGTTCATTTATTTCTAACTGAAACATTTCTTCTGTAGTTATTATTTGCATTGGTAATACTCCATTACTTTTCTGAAAAGGTGCCAGTTGTATTATTTTATCTTTATCCTTCATTGATAATACTCCTAATATATTAATATTATATTAAAAAATAGTGCTTGTCAAGCACTTTTTTCAAATATACGTAGTTTATACGATGATAAATACTCTTAACAAAATATTTAAAATTGAGAGAACCAATGGCAGTTAATTTTGCAGGATTTAGTACTAAAAATAAAAAAGCAATTAATCACAATCTTTATGGCAAAGATTTGATTATTGAAGATTTGATGAATCATTTGATGACACGTAAAGGTGAGCGTGTTATGATGCCAACATATGGTAGTATTATTCACGACTTAATTTTTGAACCATTGACACCAGAAATTAAAGATATAATTGATATTGACATAAATTCTATTATTGATGAAGATCCTAGAGTAACGATTAACACACTTACTATATCAGAAGATGACCACAGTTTAAACATAAAATTATCAGTTTCTATCATTCCAACTGGTGAACACGTTGAACTTACAGTAAATTTAGAAAGAGAATAAAATGAGCCAAGAAAGAGTTGATAACTTATTCGCTAGTGAAAGTTGGAGTGCAGTTTATACAGCATACACTAATATTAGTTTGAAAGCATATGATTTTGACACGATACGCGAAGCATTACTTGCGTATGTACAGCAAACATACCCAGATAAATTTAATGATTTTATTTCCAGTTCTGAATTTATTGCAATCTTAGATTTGGTTGCGTATCTAGGGCATTCACTTTCCTTTAGACTTGATATGAATACCAGAGAAAATTTCTTAGATACTGCTGAACGCCGTGAATCAATTCTTCGTATGGCAAAGAATCTAGGTTATATTAAAACTCGCCCCATTAACGCACGTGGTTATATGAAAATTACCAGTGTCACTACAAACCAAGATGTAGCAGATAATGAAGGCAACTCTTTAGCAAATACCACAGTAAATTGGAATGATGCAAATAATGCTGATTGGTATGAAAACTTTATAACAATATTAGACTCATCGTTTTCTAAAAATTCAAAAGTACAAGACCCAACTGCAACTCTAAATTTTCTAGGCATCGAAAATAATATATATGAGATTAATGAAAACCCTCTGACTAAACGTTTTAATTATCCTTTTACAGCAGATATTGCTGGTAGTAGTAGAAAATTTGAAACTACTAAGGTAGAAATAGTAGATGAAATTATTGGTGAAGCAGAACCAAAAGTTTCTAAAAATTTCACAGTCATTAATCGTAATGATAACCTAGGTCCTGCAAGTGATAGAACTGGATTTTTTATCTATGCAAAAGCAGGAGAAATGAACTTTAGTGATTATACATATGATTTGAAACTGTCTAATAGAACCCAAAATATTGATGTTACAGATATATCAAATACAGATGTTTGGATTCAGCGCACAGATAGTAATAGAAGTTATACATCTTCTGTAACAACTGTTGACAATGATAGTAGAGAAACTGCTATATATAATTCTTTAAGAACAGGCAGTGGCGATCTAGCGAGTGTCACTACTAATATTGACAATAGTATCGCAATTAATTTCCCCGATGGTATTTTTGGTAATGCTGCATACGGTAATTATCGTATTTGGTATAGACAAACCGCAAATGAAAATTTCACTGTAAACGCAAATGATATAACAGAAGTTGCAATCACTATACCATATATTGGCGGTGATGATCGTCCATATGATCTAACAATAACAATGACAACAACAAGCGACTTCAGTGAAAACTATGCTGCTGAAACATTCGAAAGTGTTAGACGTATTGCACCAAGAGCATATTATGCACAGGATAGAATGGTAAACGCACAGGATTATAATATCTATCCTCTCACTCTTGGTGCAAACGTTATATCAAAATCAAAAGCAATTAATACTACATTCTCTGGTAAATCTCGTTTCTTCGAAATGGATGATGTTACTGGTAATCATAGTAATTTAAGTGCAACTGGTACTGACGGTAGTGTATTCTTAGAAGATGACATTATAACAATGAATCTAAGTTTTAATCGCCAGAATGGTCAGATTGATAATTTCATTAGAAATAAAATTACTGAAGTATTAAAGCATCCAAGCTTGATGAATTTATATTATTTTGAAAATATGTATAATCCAGCATCTACTATCTTAGCGCCAAATTTAAATTTTACAGTGCGTAGTACCAATGTTAGTATCATTGATACAGTAACATCAACTTCATTAAGCACCGTATTTTTGTATCCTGGTGATCATATTTTAACTCAGAGTAACAATGAAAAAGAATTATCTTGGACTAAAATTAAAAACATCGAAAGCAGTGTTGCAGGATCAGCAGTTGATTCATATTATATTGAAAATATTCTACCCGAAACTACTGGTAGTATTGAAAAAATAGTACGTACATATAGAACACGATTTGAAGCAGATGAAATAAAAGATATTAAAATTAATAAAATAGAAGATTTGTCAGTTCAGAGCTTTATTTTAAAATATGTTCCAAAAAGTAATACATCTGTTTGGGAATGGAAATTACACGATGAAGTAAATGATGTTCCATTAGTAGAAGGAAAAGATGTTTACATAACATTTACATATGTTCCAGGTGTTAGAGAAAATGAAGCAGAATATGTTGCTAAATTTACAGGTAAGAAAATAGTATTCGATAGTAAAAAACAAGTAAAATTCTTTTATAACAATAATAAATTAGTTGTAGATAATGAAACTAGTTTAGCAGAACGTGATAAACTATTTTTAAAATATTATACTACAGTTGCCAGTGATGCATCTAGTGGACTTGAAGAATTAATTAACATAGGCACTGCACAAGTTAGTAATGTGGTAGAACCTGGTGATAATACCGTAACATTTGATGCAGATTTTGCTGAAACTGGAGCAGTGATTACACATAACTTAGTTAACAATACATCTGCATATACTGCAACAAGTACTCGGCACATACTTATATCGCCTCTGGGAGTGGAATATCCAATTGCTCCTGTTGCGCCGTCATCTGACACTGTTATCGGTGATACCCCAGAATATACTGTTAGTTATGATAAAGATGGTCTAAGTGAATTATTAAGTCTTAATGATTATGAATCTAATAACTTAATAGATGATAGTGACAAATATGTATATTCAAATGCAGTAGTAATAATTGAAGATAGTGGTAATGTACCAAATGGCTTTACATACACAAGTTCTTATACACAATCTGATTTTGAACTTGAAGGGTTTAAAGGTAACTTAACTAATGCATATTTCGATCTTGCATATCCTAATAATTTTGCGTGGGTTGACACATCAGAATTGCCAGTTGGTAAAACGATAGATACCGCAATAACAGGTGATAATGGTGTACAAACTGAGTTTGGTAGATCATTTGATGGCTCGAATTATGAATTTACATTTACTGATATGTCTGCAAATGGATGGTCAATAAGAAATCATAACGAGTCTGAAGATGACCCTGATAATCCTGACAATGATGTATATTGGAAACAATTTGCGTTTGGTGAAATAAACTTCCCTGCAGAAAATATTAGTATTAATAATTTAGTATTGACAGATATTAATAATAATGTAATTAATAAAATCGATTATGAAACAATAGAAAATAATGGTTCATATAAAATTATTTTCTGGACAGTTGATCCTGGTATTGGTAACAGTATTAATGTTAGAAGCATTGGGGGAACTGCGGTATTCTCAGATTTCTTAGTAAGAGTGGAGCGCAGTCTATTACCGATAGATGCAGACAGACTACAATCATATGCTGATGTAGAATCATATGTGTATGATTCATATATCACCCCAGCAGGTTATGTTGATTACACAAAAGTTAAATTAACAAGTATGAATATTGATCGTAACCCACATGGTATGCTACAAGTATTTACTAATTTAGATAATGTAGATAATGATGAGTTAGGCGATGTATCTGAAGTAGAATTCTCTCATATTGTTTTAGAACAATATACAGACGTTGATAATATTGTATATGAACGTGTTAGTGATAGAATTGTAGCTACAAACCAAGCACAGTCTGATAGAATACCAGAAACAGCAGTAATTAGATTCTATATAGAAAGTGACGATCTTGATATTAATGAAGGTGAATGGCAAAGACGTTCCGGTTCAGGATGGGAAGAATTGCCCACTAGCCAATATACACTTGTAAACTCTCCTGCAAAGGATAAAATAATTTATGCTGGTAATCAATATAGAGTTGTTATAGGCAGAAGTTATGTTGAAGATAAATTCATGACATTCAGATGGGATCACTATGCTGACATTGATAAGAGAATTGATCCAAGTACAAGTAATATCATTGATATGTATGTACTAGGCACTGATTATGTCAGAAGAGTAAACGCATGGATAGATGGTGGTTTCTCTGATATAGTTCCATTGGCGCCAAATAACTTTGAACTAACTAAGATTATGGAAAGTATTAATCCTAAAGCAAGTATATCAGATCATATTAGTTATATACCTGTTAAGTTTAAATATCTATTTGGCTCATTCGCTGCATCAGAAAATCAAGCAGTGTTCAAAGTTGTTAAAAAATTAGGCACATCATACAGCGATAGTGAAATAAAAACTTCAGTAGCAAATGCAGTCAATACATTCTTTGATATAGACAATTGGGATTTCGGCGAGACATTCTACTTTTCCGAATTAGCATCTTATATACATACATCATTACCTAATTATATTTCTTCAGTGGTGATCACACCCAAATATCAAACGAGTGAGTTTACAAACTTGCTAAGTATTAGTAGTGAACCTACAGAAATATTCTTGAGTATAACAACATCAGAAGATGTTAAAATTATATCCAGTATCGTAGCATCAGAATTATTGGGCGAATAAAAAATGGCAAATAATAAAATTTATAATCTCTTACCAGCGCACTTACAGAATAAAGAATTGGAAACAATTTTTGACTCTACATTAGAAAGAGCATTTTCTAAGGGCAGTATAGAAAAAACAAAAGCTTTTATTGGTAGAAAAGAAAAAGGCGTATACAGTGAAACAGATTCATATGTATCATTTCCTGAACATCTCTTCCAACGAGACAATTATGGTTTTGAACCAGTATTTTCAAATACTAGTATAGGAGACAATATATTTTATGACGATTTATTAAACTCACTGTATAATAAAGGCGCGCTTACAAATGACCACAGAAGATTATTTAAATCAGATACATACACCATTAACTTACCAATCGATATCGATAAGTTTATTAATTGGGAATTATATTATTGGGTAGATAATGGATTTACTAGCGAGTATGCATTATATGAATTTAAAGAATATGAGGTGGGATTATCAGGTTGGATTAAACAAAAGCCATATGTACTTAAAAGTAATTCTCAATATCTATTAGGCGAGTATTTGCCCAGTTCTTCATTTGGCGAGGATGGCGATTATGCTATTGTAATAAAACAGTCAAGTCTAGTTTATTGGAAAAAGGATAGTATTGAAGGGTGGGCACGTGTTGGTTCTGACGATCCTGGCGCATCAACATTTATTGCAACAGACCAAAGACCTATATCTCCTACATTGGGTGATACATATGTTAATACAAATGAATTGCGAATAACATTACTACAAGGAAATGAAACTTTTGTTCTTAAAGATACCATCTACGATAGATGGAATATTGATGTTAACCCTTATGCACTGAGATTTTCAGATACATCAATTGGATTACTAAGTTTAATAGAATACAGAAGCAATTCACAAGATAGCACGCCTGACTGGGAACTATATGATGGTGAAGAATTTGTATTCAATTTAGGAAATAGTAACGATACACATTACATAACAATTGATAAAAATACTGATAGGGCAACTAAAACTAATTGGTGGAGTGATAGAAATTCTTGGTTCCATTATGATGACATTCGGATGTATATCACTGATGATAGTAAGTCTTATGTTGAGCAAGCAAAACGACCAATTATTGAGTTTGATAAGAGTTTAGAATTAAGTGATACGAGTAGTAATGCAGACGCATGGTATGTACCAACGTTTAAAATTTATGACGATGAATTAAATTATTTAAATGATTATAAGATATTTCATTATGTAGAAGATGAAGATAGCGTGATAGATATGTTCTTATCAATTCGTGCATTATTAACATCTGGTGATTATGCTAGTGAGTTTACATTTAATATTGATATGCCTGACACTGTTAGTTTTAAATCCGGTGACGCATATCATAAACTTTATATCAAATCTGAATTTGATTATAGAAATTTACGACATGAATATGGAACTGCAACACACTTACAACTAGAGTTATTACAAGAACCTAAATCTTCTGAAACAATAGATGTATATGTAGATGGTATTAAACAAATAGGTAACTATGTCTACAGTTCTAATACTATTACGTTTAATGAGCCTGTAACAGGTTATGTCTATGTTGACTTTACTACAAAAAATAATGTTTTCGTTGATGGCGATGGTGCTTGGCAACGTATTGATCCATCACTTGAGTATAATCCAGATAACTTATTTCACTATAATACAAACTTTACATTTTCTACAATGTATGAACATATGGCTCGACAGTTATCAACGACAATAGGCCTAACTGGAAATTCAAACGGTGTGAATAATTACCGTAATATTGGCGATAATACAGATAAAATGCGTAACAATAAGTACGGTTCTGTTATGGTTCGTAACTCTATTGATATTAAGAATGCTTATTTTTCAATCACACGTGATGATTATAACCCATTCGCTGCGGTTGAATATCTTTCAGTATCATATAATAATTATAAAAATAAATTAATAACAACCGTGCAAGAAATTCTATCTGATGCTGCAAGTGAATCCAAGTCTGATGATTTTATTCTTAATGAAGCAATTGCACAGATTGCACTTATTAAGAGAGAAAATATCAGTGTATTCACTGGTAGCCGCATGATAAATTTCGGTAGTTTTCCAACTCACTATATAACTGCAAATATTGATCCAGTTATTCCTGGCTCAGCGACACAATTTATACCTAATAGTGTGTCTACTGAAATAGTAGAAAATGAAAATGTATCAGTGTATGTTAACGGCATACTTGCAACAGATGTTAATATAATCAATGGTATTGAGATTTCATTTGATAATACTGTAATTGCAGCGGGCGATGTTATTGAAGTTAGATATTTTAAATTAATACAAGAAACATTTATTCCACCTAGTGCCACAAAACTTGGTATCTCTAATGTTTATAATCCTGGATATATAGTTGACCAAGAATTTGATACACCACAAGTAATGATTGTAGGACATGATGGTTCTAAGATGCTTGCATGGGGTGACAGAACGGATGAAATTATATTATTATTTGAAAAATTAGTATATAATCGCATAGAAAAAAATACTACAAATACCTCTCTGAGTAATATAAAATATGGTATGTATAGAGATAGTACAACTGAGTATTCATTGAATGAGAAAAAGTTTACAATGTATCCATTCTTTAAGAAGTGGATGCTGCGAAACAATATCGACAATCTTTATAATACTGATTTTGATGTCGAAGACTACAAGACTTGGA